TCTTTGTATTTTCTTGCTAGTTTGGCAAAGTGAAACTTGTCTTTTCGTTTCATGAATGAAGACAAGTCTGCCTTTACATGACCATTGTATTGCACAAAGTTATAGTTCTCACTATTAAAGTGTAACTTCATAGCGAGATACAACTGGTAACTATCATAGCCTTCTCGACTTGACATTACTGATTTACTATAATCTTTTTCTTTTTAGGTGTTGCAATGCCACTCACTGCTGTGTTATATGCATTGACTATATCATCGTTAGTCTCTGTCATGAATACATAACTTTGTATTTTTACACTTGTAGGATTTACGATACCTGTTACTGCTATGCCTTTAGCAAAACCCATTTTGCCGTCTGGACCATTTACGATGATTCTAGGGTCCTCTAATTCGACACCGTTTTTATCATCAACTAATTTACCAATATACTCACCACTTAATGTGATTACTGATACTATATCACCTTTCTTCATATTTACTCCTTACTCATGAAAGTTGTCAAAGAACCTCTACTGGCCTTTTGACGATTAATTAATTTTAAACTTTCTGCTTCTGCTTCAAGTTTTTCTCTTAGAGGTACCGATAGTAATCTTTTGGCACCCTCTGGTTCTACATTATTAACTTCACAGACTTTAAGTATTGCACTCATTACATCTGTTCTATTACCTATTATAAGTCTTTCAACTTGTTCTGTAAACTCTTTTCTTGTTATCATTTTACAAACTCTCTTTCTCTAAACCACAAATTGAAAGCATACTTCTCTCCTTCTAATACAGGAAGACCTGCATGTTGAGATTTTATTTCTCTCTTAGTTGTGTTTGGTTCTACATTCCACCATACGATGATACTGCCTCTTCTAGGTTGAATGTTTACACCTAGATGATTAAAACCAGTTTCACCTCCTTTCGGCACATCTCTTAAATATCCTAAAACAGTAATCAATCTTTGACCACCATTCTTTGTATAACCCTCATAATCTACATCATCACCCTCGTCAAAACTATCATAGTGATAACCGTATTCTTGATTCTCTGTATAATGCACGACTTGAAATGGTTCTGCATTATCTAATGGCATTCTTACCATTTGTGATATGCGATCTGCAACACCTTGTATTAAGGGTGATGCATCATGCTGTAACCATGTATTCGAACCTGTTCTTCCACTATGAGTTTGACCTTTGCCATCTTTACTTGCAACGGATGATTTTTCCATGTTCTGCCATGTATGTGCGAGTATCTCTTCGCATTCTTCTTCTGATACAAAATCATGCACAACTGCAATCATCTGTTTATCGTTATCGTAAATGTGTATCATACGCCGTATAAGTTTCTATATTGTTGTCTTAGACTATAAAGTTCTTCTACATGTTCTGTCGGGTCTGAGACAAATATTTGAAATGTGTTTAGACCCTCGACTGCCACTATGGCACATATCTCTTCGATAGGGTGTCCTGTAAGTTCTTCTACCATTATAGAATAGGCTGTCATTTGTAAATACCAAGGTTTAGCCATATAATCTTTTTTAGGTTTAGAACTTGATTTAAAATCTATTATTGAAAGTCTATCGTTAGATATACCAATGCAGTCTACACGACCTGCCATTTGTAATTGATGTGAATACAAAGGTGCTTCTAGAGCAATAGGTATAATATCATCTAAAACTGGTTGAACAGATTTAAACATTTGTTCTTGTAAAATATTGTCGAACTCGATGTAATCTTTTTCTTTTCTTAGATAGTCTTCGACATGTTGATGAAATGAGGTGCCTCGTTTTGTTGCCCTCTTTGTAATTTTATTTGCTGTTTCTTCACCAACTCTTTTACGCCAAAGTTTGATATGTTCTCTAGATTGTAAACCTACAACTGTAGTCACACTAGGATATTTCATATCGTCTTCACCTAGATAATATCTTTTACCATCGTGATTGACTGTTTTAAGTTTTATGTTTTCTAAATCTGTAAGTTCTAAAAGATTAGTCTTCAATTTTGTCATAATGTATTATACTATTTTTTGTTTTGTAATGCAATGTGTTTCTTAACAACTTCTTTTGTTTTAATATCCTTGATTGATTTGTTTTGATTAAGTTTTGAACCTGGATGTCCTTCACCTATCTTTGCTAACACTTCTTTGAAACCTGCATCTGTTTTAACTCTATCACCATGACCACCAATAATTTGTGGTGCAGATATTTGTTGTAGTAAATGTGGATTGTTTTCTTTGAACTTGTCTAAATCTTTGTAAGACATAAAGTGTTCTTCAAAATCACCTGTCTCTTTGTTTAGGAATTCGTAAGTCGGCATTCTACTATTTCTCTCACTGTCTTTTCATTATACCAAATAGCACTGTAAAGTTGTGTCGAACCATCTTGCCATTCTACTATATATCTAGGCACGCCGAATAATGATCTGTCTTTAAAGATTCTAACATCGCCGTAATTATCTACTAATATTCTCATGCTACTCCTTGATAACCTTGCCACCAATCTGGTGCAGGTCTTTTCCACTCCCACTTTGCAAATGGTTTTGCCATGTGATAGTAGTTTCTATAAGCCTGAACTGCATCGCCCTTTACAATACAATCAGGATAATGTGACATTGCTTGAGCAAACTCTGTAAGATCACCGTCAGGTATATTCTTTGGTGGTTGTGCCAGTAGTATGCCTATCTTTCTAAATGTCTCGTGAACTCTGCCTCTACGAAACTGATACTCTAGTGCCATTTCGTGAAAGTGTTCGTAATGCCATTCATAGTTTGCTTTCGATTGCATAGTCCATGTTGTGCATGGATGGTATTTATGAACTGCCAGATAATAGAAATCATCTCGTTCATCATTGAATGAATAATAAGTTTGAATTGTTTTACCAGACCTTGATGGTCTTTTCTCTGGTGTGCCATCTAATAATCGATGTGCAGTAGATAACATTTGTGCAGACTCGACAATCATTTTAGGCACATGTTTGTCGCATAACATTCTAGCTGCTACTCTAGGGTCTTTATCTAATACAAATATATTCATAACCATACTCCTGGTGCTAGACCATCTTCAAACATGTCATGACAAATCAATCTCATCTGGTCTCTTGTTTGAAAATAGTAGTTAGTTAATTTAACATCAAAGTCAACACCATCTTTTCTAGTGCTGTTTGTGCTGTCTTCTAAAATATAATAAGGCCATATGCCTAGTAGTTTATCATAGAAGACTCTGAACTTTTTTCCTTCTGCAACTCGTTTCATTTATAAAATATATGATTATTAATATGCACAGTTTGATTTAGTGATTCTGCCCAATACGGAAGTATGTTGTCTGCATGATAATGTGTGGCACCCTCTGTAATATCTGGATATTTACCCATAAGAACATCTGATGCAACTTTGTAAGATGCAAACCATGTTTTAGTATCTAACGGTTCGTCTGATTTGCCGTCACAGAACCAACTAAATTGACATCGATTTTTTACAGGCATCTCGTTACCTTTCCAGTTCGTATACCATTTTGCCTGATAGACAACATCACATACAGTATTACCATAATCGCTATGTTCTTTACGATTCATAACAACTTGTGCAACTGCAACTTTACCTGCAAGTGGTTGATTACCTGCCTCGAAGTAAATGTTCTTTGCAAGACAAACAACTTCACCATTTTCATCATATGCTTTTAGTTCTTGAGCTACGAAAGCCAACATCAAAGGCATACTGATTATCATGGCCAGTTTAATTATATTTTCGTTTAACCATCTCTCCATATGTTTCTCCATAATACACTATGATATCCTCTTAGTCAAGTTAGTTTTCTTTATCTAGGATAGATCGTAAATGTTTCAGCAAACTGTCTAATACAATGAGATGCTGGCCTGTTGTAGATACCAGGTATAGATTTACCTCTGTATCTAACTCTTGAAGGAAACTTCTTCAAGAATTTTAATACGATAGGATTCTCCCTCTCACTCATAGGCAAGTTTGCATACTTATTATCGTATAAGTTTATCATATTAATACCCACTTGTAACACAAGAATATTCAGTAG